GGTGTTGGCATCTGCATAGAAACGAATAGACGGTAGCCTTCCAACCTCCACAGCTCATCCTCGCCTTGTTTCAAACCTTTGGTTACCGCCATTCGGGCTCCCAATTCAGCGTCGAAGTTTTCTGGTGAAACACAGGCACTGAATCCCGAGGTAAGGTAAAAACCTCCCGGAAGGTACAGATGAGCGAAAGTAGATGTCGTACCTTCCGGCTGCTCAATAATGATTTCGCATGAATCGAGCAGTTGATTGATGTATTCCCGACTGATTGCCGGAGCTTTTTTGGTGGTATCAAACATGGTTTAGTTACCTAGTTACAGAGATAGAGTAGCCTGAGGCTGGTAGTCCATACCTCAGGCCGGTTCGAGCACTATCAGGCAAAGAGACTTTGCGTGGGCTTGCTGTTTTTAGCAGCTCCCGGTGATACGCCTACTTTGCCGGAACCACTGGCCGCACCAGTAGAGCGATCGCGTACCTGGCCTACCCATTTCTGTTTCCAGGCCTCGAAGAAAGTAGGTTCCGTGGCGCCAGCACGGATTTCCGCGGTAGTCATGCGGTCCTTGGCACGGAAGAATTTGTCAATTTCGTTCTCTTCGCGTACTTCACCGGTTGCATGATACTGTCCGTCATCACCTTTGGCGTTTTTGTCCACCTTCTGTTTGATAACACCAGCGTAGATCTCCTGTCCAAGGAGTTCCGTCAGGACGGGTACCTGAGTAGGCACCTCTTTCTTGACTTCGGCAGAGTAGAGCTTGACCACCTTGGATTCAGCAGTGGCAGCTACAACATCAATCTCCTTACCCACTGTCAGGAGGGACAGGGAGTTAGCGAGGAGAAAGCCGGGCAGATAGTGCTTTTCTCCGTTGCGCTCGTAATAGTTCTTGCCGCCTTTGGCGCTGCCTGAGGTCATCCACAACTGTTGACGCAGTTCACGCCCGGTATCGGTCTTGAGGCGCAGATTAAGGGCCAAGGCGCCACCACTGGATTGCTCCAGATAGGCCAGTTCGATCTTACCTTTGTAGAGGTCAGAATCCAGAGGGCCACCGGAACTCAGGACATCTTTTTCGTCCTGGATGGTGGTATCAGTTTTGAGGTTACTGATAGCATTATTGATTGCGGTCATAAGAGCCTTCCTTCTTGTATAGCTGGGGTGGGTTTAGTGAAACGGGGATCAGCGGTAATACTCTTTCAATCGGGTAAATACCTGATCNAGGTCGTTGTCGNTAATANNNTTTCANTCNGNTTCCAAANACCTGATNGNNGNCGNTGTCGATATAGAGTTCATNCCGCNTCCAAAGACCTATTGCCGAGCGCATTTTCTCCCCGATGGTGTCTTTGGTAATGCGAGTGCAGAAGACGTATTTGAAACCATCTTCGCGCTCTTCATCAGTAATATGGAGAAGATCATTTTCAATTCCCTCCAATTTTGTGATGGGCAATTGCTTAGTGGAAAGGATCGTAGTGAAGTCGGCTTCTACGCCAGTCTTACCTACGGAACCCTTTACAGGAACCTTAGATTCCATTTGCATGGATTGCTCATTGAGGAGACTTTCCTCATGAGCCAGGATGGCGTAGTCCTTGTTACCCGCTTTAATGGCATGGATGAAGTCACGATAAAAATTACCGTAGGCTCCCCAGGCTTGTTGGCCATTGACCGCGTTGACAACGTACTGACGTTCGTACATCGACATAAGAAACGTTAACGTATCTAGCACAGCTCCCTCCACTTGTGGAGCCTGTTCGATCTGTTCGATATAGCCCAGGATGTCCATCGCATCAGCGATTTCTACCGATTTAAGGAAGCGTCCTGCAAAAGGTAGCTCTTTAAGATCGGTATTCAAATAAACCATTTTTCCTTGGTTTTTGAGATTCCTTAGGGACGTGGATTTGCCGGTACTAGGCTTACCCATAATCAGGACAATATTCTTGTTGCCGGTAAGCATGGAATTTCCTTTTGGGGGTACCCATAATGTTTATGGTTGATGTTTGGCCAATGCCTTACTCGCTGTTACCATGACAGTCCCCAAGAGTTCAGTTTCTGACAATGGATCCGGGAGTTTTTCGTTAAGGCTGTTAACCTTTTGTCGGATAGGTTCATAGTCGAACCCTGCGTCTACAAGAATCAGGGCATATCGCAACAACTGGTTGTTGCGATTGCCATCTCCAGTATTGTTTACAAACCAACGTTCCAGATTATCCAGCTGGTGTTGATCTGAAATCAGACGACGCCAGCTTTCGTTCTTGGCTGTTTTAGGAATGAATGGCAGTACGTCCAATAACTCACCATCCTGATAGTAAAACTGTCCATTGTTAGACAACCATTTCCTAGAGCGTTGGCCTGTCTGGGTATCTACATCAAAGGGCAACCAGGTAAATAGGTTGCTCATGAATTCCTTGTAGTCCTTCCCGTCAAGTTTCAACTCATAGTTGGTGGGCATCAGGATGCGGAAACGGTGGTCTTGATTGGTATGTCGTTTGGTGGTGTAAAACATGGCCTTATAATCGGCCAAGAGTTTTTGTGCTACATCCAGGCGTGTACCACCGTCCACGTCGATAACTATGAAGTTGAAACCAGGCTCAATACTGTCTTCTTGGCGATGTCCATCCCGCGTGTGGTGGTTAATCCAGTGCAGCCCTTGTGTCTGAGTCAGTTTATGCAGCTGATCAAATGGCCCGACATCATTTTGATAGTTTTGGGATATGTCGTTAGAATAGCTCAGATACAATTTTTCAAGATCAGTAGGTTTCAGAGTTTCTCCACGCAAAAACTCAATACCCTCGTTGAATGCTTTTTTAATGAGGATATTATTCTGATACCCGTAGGCAATAGCCAGTTGCATCATGTCTGATTTCTGGCTTGTAGAGCCTTTGTAGAACGGTAGGTCTTCTACCAGGTCAGCCTGGGTTACGGGACGACCTACAGAGGATATGTACTTAGCCAACTTGACATATGGGCGATCCCTGGTAAGCAATTCCTGGAAGGCTACACCGGACTCCTCAGCCAGTTTGATTGCGTAGTAAGCGTGCTCCTCTGTAATTTCCGGGCATCCGTCAATAAAAGCGTAAGCACCGGCTAGTTTAAGGGCCTTGAAATAGCGGTGGGAGATTTCTGCTTTACGCATTTCCTCGTGTTCGGGAAGCTGCTCGGCGAGTTTCTCACAATCAAGCTGATACTCAATGAAGAGCAATGCTACGTCTTCGGAAGTAGTCAGTTCGCAACCTACGTTTACTGGATCAGCCAAAAGGCTCAGCCGTTGGGACAAGTCGGTTATAAATTTATCTGTGGTCTTGTCTGTACGTTGTGCCAGAATCTCCTGNGGAGTAAGGTCTGTNCGCCNGGTNTGTCCTTTGGCATAGCCGAAGAANCANCGTCTGGCATACCCGGTATCGAGCATTGAGTAGAATTCTTCCTCTACCTTGCTTCCATTGAGAAGTTTGGCCGGAGTACCGAACAGCATCATGTTGGTAGGGGTACGTCCGTCAATAGCTTCCATGCGTTTGTTGTCGCTGGTATTCTTGCGCAGGCTATTCTTGATCTTGCCTACGTCAAACAGCTCAAGAAACGCATTGAGAGCTTCTGTCTCGCCGGTAAGGTTAGAACCGATCTCGTCAATCTGAAGACTGAGAGCGCCTGTGGTAGCCATCAGGAGCTTGTGACGCAATTGCTTGATGGCGGATTCAGTGGCCGAACTGAAGCTCACCTCGTAAGGCCCAAGGTTTTCGAACTCCTTTTCGGTACGTTCGAGGACAAGATCGGGATCCAGACTATTTCTGGAAGCACGGTCATAGGCCAACTTCGGAATATTCTCGGCAGCCTTGATAGGGAAGGTCTCTTCCTTAAACCGTGTAATGAACTGGTTTATAACATGCTCTTCTAGAATATTGGTGGAGTGTCCTTTTCCCGTCCCTGAAGTCATCAAATTGATGGCGTACATATTCACGGGCAGTTTACCGCGGTCCAGCGTATTGATCTGACAGCGCATCATGGAAGCTACTACGGAAAAGTAGTAGGCAACCAGCACACGAAAAAACAGTGGGTTGGTGTTTTGGGTACGATTACAGAGAATCTCCACCAGTTGTTCAGAAACAGGATGGAAATCCATTTGATCCACAGACTTCATATCAACTCCTTATCGAGCAAGGATCAGGGAACCATCTTCAACGTAGCCTTTGGCCTGTTGACAAACAGGTAAGGCAGCGCAGTAATTACAAGCGCGGACTTCGCCAGGCTTCTCCAGAACGATGCCACCTTCCTGAGCTGCACGAAGGTTGGCCTCTTCCTTGTTGTCATAGTTCTTGGTGCTGCGGGTTGTCTTGGCAGGGTCTTTGTAGTATTTCCAAACAGGCGCATCACGCCACAAATCTGCTTCTGAGCAGGTAGGCATGGAATCTTCCGGAGCATTTTTGAGCCGGTCCAATAGCTGCAGCTTGGCCAAGATGTAGTCTTCGGTATCATCCAGAGACAGTAGAGGAATACGGTAAGGTTCTACTGGTCGTTGGGGATAGCCTGGAGATTTGGTCATACCCTGTTTCCAGTCGGAAAACAGGTACTGAATTACCATGTAAGATTCAGTAATAATTTTTGGATTCAGCCAGCGGTAAATACTGCCCTGGAGCTGATGTGATGTGTCTCGAGTACCTTTGACCCAGACATAGGTTGAAGTGGTCTTGAAGTCTTCCAGGCGCCCTTCAGCAATGAAATCATACTTGCCTGAA